ACGGGAGCAACCCGCATCGACACCGAGCCCGAGGTCATCACGACGCGCACCTGCAGCTCACGCCCCCATGTCGGCAGCCAGAAGCTCGCCTGCCGCCCGCGCAGGGACCAGAGCCATCGGCGCAGCGCATGACGTGCGGTAGGACCTTGGGCCTTTAGCGTAATCGCCTCATTGCGTTCAAATACATCACGCAGCGGCTCAATCATTACCGGGCCAAAGCCGTTGTCGACATATTCGACGGCGCGCCGCAGGCTGGCGCTCAGCGGGCCACGGACAAGGCTCGGGTCGGTCTGAACCGGGCGGCCAAGATAGGTGGGCAGTGTCGGAGCTGCCAGATCGGGCGCATCGCGCAGCAAGAAACTTGCAGTGACCGTCCCATCACCCTGGCGTCGGCGGGCGATCTCCACGGCCGAGGTCAGCACACCGGCGCGGACCGGCGCGACCGTGATCAAGCGGGCGGCTCCAGTCATACCCGGCAGTTGCGTTCCCAGCGGCTCCGCAAGCATCAGCCGGTCCGCTTGAACGGTTGCAACTTCCACGGGCACTGCTTCGCCACCATCGACACCGATCGCTACCAAACCACCCGCCCGGAAGTCCGACACGCCGGTGTTCAGCAGGATCTCCGTCACACCCTGCGCCAGATCGGTGTCCGGCTGCAGCGCCATATGCCAGAGCGGTACCAGCCAGTCTCCCGCAAAGCCCGCCCGCGCCAGTTCGGCCGCCCGCGCCATGCTCAGCGCATCCAGCCGGTGGCGAAACGTCACGATCTCACGCGGGCGGGATCGCAGCGCGATGCGCTGTTCGCCAGCCCGCGCCTGCAACACGTCCGTGCGCCATTCCAGCACCTCCGTGATCTCCTGCGCTGGAGCAAAGGGCCAGAGCGTTGGCTGGCCATTGGCGTCAGGCATTGATCGCCCCGCGATTGCGGCGGATGACGTTCAGGATCGCGCGTTCGCCAGAGGGCGTGGCGAGGTAGTCGCCAACAATCGACGGGTCGAGCACGTTGATGATCCGGGTGGACATTGCAGGCGCGGCAGAGGCCGCGCCATCGCCGTTCATCTGGCCGTTCATCTGGCCGTTCATCTCGACGCCAAGCCGTCCACCCCGGCCCCGGCGGAGCGGCAGGATCGCCTCGGGCCCAGCTTCACCCATCAACCCGATGCCGCGTGCAAACGGAAATACCGTCGGTCGATCAACGACCCCACCCCTGGCAAAGGCCGTGAGGTCCTGGCCACCGCCAAAGACACCGCCCCGCGCAAACCCGAACAGGCTTGCTAAAAAACCGCCACCGCCACTCCCGCCTGCGCCACCGCCAGAAAAGGCGCTGATCAGCGCGTTCTCGATCGGCTTGAAGGCAAGATCAATCAGCCGGTTGGCGAGGTTCCCCGCGATACCTGCAATGGCACTGGCGAATGTCTGCCAGCTGAACTCGCCAGACTTCAGGGCGTCCTTGATGGGTCCGGTGATATCCTGCGCGAGGCCTTGTGCAATCTCCCGCGAGCGATCCTGCGCCGCGCGCACCGCGTCAGTGGTCGCTTCCCAGGCCGTGCGCGCGGTATCGGCGCCCTCGCGCAGCGCGTCGCCAGCGCTCCGACCGGCGCCGCCTGCACTGCCTGCTGCCTCTTCTGTGGCCTCCAGCGTGTCTTCCAGCGCCTCGGCAGCCGCACGCGCGCCATTCAGCCCGGCCTCCGCCGCCACCCCGCTCGCCGTGACGGCCTCACGAAGTGCCGCAACCGACTGGAGTGGAGCCGTCGCGGCACTGACAACACCGGCCATCATCTCGCGCAGCGCCGCTGCCTGCGTGCGGGCATCGGATGCGTATTGGTCGAGCCCGAGATCGGGCGGCGCAATCGGATCGGAGTTGAAGGCGGCTGCGAATGCGTCGCGTGCCTGGGTGCCTGCCTCTGCTGCGGAGCCTTCAAACGGGTTATCGATCCGGCCTAGCTCCAGATTGCCGATCAGCGACACCCGGCGCTCCACGCCGAGCGCCTCGAGCCCCGTGTTGATCCCCTCCAGAAACCCGTTGATGCGCTCACCGACACCATTGAGCATGGCCTCAACGCCCGCGATCAGCGCATTGGCCGCCTGGAATGCAAAATCCCCGATCGTGCCCGGCAGCGCGCCCCAAAGCACCTTGATCGCCTCAAACGCGCCTTGGAATGTGTTGAGCACGGCATTGCCAAAGCCGACCACGGCCGCGAGCGAGGTCTGCAGTGCTTCGGCAATGGCGGCTTTGATCTCGGACCAGCTGGCGATGATCCGCAGACCCATGGCAAGTGTGCCCAGCGCCATGCGTTCCGCGACCTCGCGGGCGAGATCGCCCAGCAGCGACAGGGCGTTGCCAAAGCCGCCCGCACCGCGCACGAGGCGACCGAACCAGTGGACCAGTTCTCCCGCCCCGACGATCAAGGCGATAAAGGGCAGCCGCAGCAGTGCCCCGCGCAGGATCACCAGTGCCATGGCGAGACCGCGCACTGAAACAGCTGCCGCGATCTTGGCCGCAACGAAGCGCCCCGCCATCAGGGTGGCGATGCCGGTTGCGTAAGCCGTCAGTCGTCCGAGGTTCTCGAAGAGTGTGCGGATGGCAACGCCCAGCGGTCCTGTTGTGCGCGCAACAGCAGCCATCGCACCAGCCACGGCCTCCAGCGCGGGGGCGGCTGCAACTGCCAGCTGATTTGACAGCCCTCGCCAGATCAGACCCAGCCGTGAGATCGCGTCATTGGTCCGCTCGATCTGCGCGGCATCCTGATCGGAGACCACCACCCCGAAGTCGCGCACATCTTGCGTGGCCTGGCGGAGCGTGGCCGTATCAATGCGGGTGAACACCAGACCAGCACGATCACCAAACAGCTGCGAGGCTACCGCAGCGCGCTCGGCTTCGGGCACGAACTCTGCCAGTCGATCCTGAATAAGCGCGATACGCTGATCGAGCGGTAGCGCTTGCAACTCGGCCGCCGACAGGCGCAGTCGGTCAAGCGCGGCCGCAGCAGGCCCGGTGCCCGCAGCGGCCTGGCTCAGCCGCCGCGTCAGCTGCATGGTGGCCTGTTCGATCTGCCCCATCGACACGCCCGCCAGATCGCCCGCGCGCTCCAGAACCTGAATGCTCTCGACCGTGGTGTCGAGCGAGGCGGCCAGCTTGGCTTGCGCATCAATTGTCTGGAGCCCTGAGCGGATCATCGCAGTCGCTGCGACCGCGATTGCGGCGGCGGCGGCAGCCATTGCCACGCGGGCGCGCCGTGCAAAGACTGCCAGCCGGGCATTCGCGCTCTCCATCTCGCGCGACAGCCGCCCAAACCCGCGCGCACCTGCATCGCCGACACCCACCAGCTCGGCCTGCACCTGTCGCCCGCCGCTGGCGGACAGGCGAACTGAAACCCGCTTCTCATTCATGCTGTCCTCCCAATTGCGTGTCCGTTTGTTCGTTGAGTTTGCGCACCATCACAGCTTCAATGACCGGCAGGAGTTCGACAGCCGCGCGCGGATCGATGCCCAGTGCATCCGCCATGGCCAAGGCCACGCTCATGTCCCAGCCCAGCACGACACCACCCATTGCGCCCGGCATCGCGCGGATCTGACCACCCAGCCGTCCGGCCAGGTCCCAGACCTGCCAGCCGTCCAGCGTGTGTGGGGCGTTCAGGATTTGCGGGCAGTCCTGGCAGCTTTGCGTGCACGCTGCACAGTAGGCTGCGCCCCCGCCGTAGACCCAGTCGGCAAGGGCGCGGAGACGTTTTTTTCCGCTTCCAGCTCCAGACCCTTCGCAACATAGCCCATCTGGAAACGCTCGAAGATCGGCCAGATATCGAGCAGTGCGGTGATCCCCTCCGGGCTGATCGGCATTGGAGTGTCCTCGGCATCGCCGACACCCTCCCAATCGAGGATGGCACGTTCGGCCAGCGCCTTGCCGAAGATCACGGCGATCTCGTCATCGCTGGTGCCCTCAGGCAGGCCGCGCACGGCCGGGTCGCTGCGCGCCGCCACCATCAGCGCGGTGGTCAGCGGTTCGACCCGGACGCGCACGCCAAGGCAAAGAGCGAGCCAGTACGGCTCGCGGGCAAGGTTCAGGCGCAGCATGGATCAATACTCCTCAATGCCGTTGATCAGAGTGACGGTGCACATCCGGCCCAGCGTGCTGTCGCGCGCGGCCTGCCAGTCGAAGGTGGCCTGCACGCCCTGCGGCCCAGAGATCTCGATGCGCGGGCGCGGCAGATAGACGGCATGGGCGGTCAGCGTCAGGCTCTCTCCCGACGGCAGCACATAGGCAAACTCAAGCGCGCAGGGATCGCCGTTGATCGCCTGGTTCACCAGCACCTGATCTGCAAACCGCACCTCGACCCGGCCGGTAAGTGCCGCAATAGACGGGTCCGCCCCATCAATGCGCCCGTCGGAGCGGATGGTCTCCACCCGATCAAGCGTATTGGCATAGGTGATCTCGGCCGAGACGATGTTGCCGAGCGCCGTACCGTTGCGGGTGATCGATCCGTTGAAATGCCCGAACCGCTGCAAGCCGAGATCAGTGAGCGTGCCCGCAGCGGATGCGGCGGTGATGTTCTCACCCTGTGCCACAAGGCTGGCGGTCGCGGTCAGGAGGCCTGAGCGCTGCATCTGCCAGCTGAGCGTATCGAGCACGCAGCCCGAGTACATGGCAAAGCGCGGGATCTCCGGCATGCCGGTCTCGATCGACAGCGACGGCAGGGTCCAGCCACCGGAGCGGAACTCATGGGTGTAGGGTCCGACGCCGGAGGTGATCGGATCACCAAAGGCCGCCTTCAGCCAGAAGCCGAACGCCTCCGCGTCGATCGGCACGACAACGTTGCCGTCCGCCGTCACCGCATCCTTGATCGGCGGCAGTGGGTCGCGGCCGTATCCGAGCAACTCGCTGTTCAGAAGCGGCTGTTCCGATCCCAACGATGTGCTGGCAAAGGGCATCTTGGTGAAGCCGCCCACCGGCGGCGTTCCATAGGTCGTCTCGAACGCAAGCGCCATCTGCGCCCGCGCCCCTTGGGCTCGTGCCATGTCTCAACTCCTTCATGATGATGGTAGTGTCGGCTTGCGATCGCTCCGACGATGACGCAAACGAGCGCCATGAATGCAGAACAGACGACGTCCCCCACCGGAAAGCGCGCGCGACGCTTGATCGGTGCCGCGCTGCTGGGCGTCCTCGCCAGCTTCGTTTCGTGGCATGGCCCCGCGTTCGCACAATCAAATACTGTCAGCGGGACGGTGAGCCGTGTCACGGACGGAGACACATTCCGGATCCGTGGGCTCGATCGTGCAATCCGTGTCTGGGGGCTTGATGCACCTGAACGCAACGAGGTCGGTGCGGCTGCGGCAACAACAACCATGACCCGACTCGTTTCTGGACAGGACCTGACCTGCCGCGTTCGCGACATTGATCGATACGGCCGCATTGTCGGTCAGTGCTTTCTGCCTGATGGCCGGGATATCGCTGCGGAAATGATCCGCGCAGGGGTCGCAACTGAATACTGTCGGTTCTCCGGCGGCTATTACCGGACCTGCTGAACGCCGCTCATACCAGCGGATCAGCCGTTGAATAGTGCAGCATCACTGGAATGACGGCTGCCTTGAGCGCCACAGCACCCTCGACGGGCAGATCAACCGGACGGGGCGCTTCCGCCTCGACCCAGTCGCAAAGGCCGCCGAGTGTGCGGTCGGCGGCAATCACCACGCCGATGCTGGCGGTCAGGGTGTCGAACGTGGCGTCACGGTCAGCGCCCTGCACCACTGCCTCGATCTCGGCGCGGTGCTGGTAATGGTAGCGCAGCGGCGAGAGCGTCACCTCGGGCTCCCCCGGCTCTCCGTCGCGCAGGATTAGCAGGCCATTGGTCGGGACGCGCTCGGGCAGCACGTCGCCGCGCAAGGCGATGGCGGGCAGCGCCTGCAGCACGGTGTGCAGGGCCGCGAGGATGGTTTCGCGGAGTGTGGGCATACTTGCTCAATCTGTTGTTCGTCAGCGCAGCAGCAGCTTCGAGACCGGATCAGGGTGAAAGCGCGAATGCAGCATTCGACACGAGGTGACGGATAGCAGACCTTCGATACATCAAGCACCACGGTCTGCAGTGCTGACTTTGCTGCCGTCGATCGGACGGTCGCTTTTGCCTAAACGTCCATGAAGGCAATCTGTTTCATAGGCGGCTAGGCACCTTGGCGTCCCACCAATGGCATTTTTAAGGGGATCAGGCGACAGCGATGCAACCAGCAACGCTCTACGAGACGGTCGAACGCAAAAACTTCACATAGGAAAGGCGCTCCTTATGTTTCATTTTAT